ATCTCAATTCGGCGCAACCTGTTTTGGGCTACCCTCTCTTACAATGAGAGGACCCTCAACTACAGTCGCAGTAGTACATTCTTTTGAGGACACTAGGGAAGAATGTTTAAAAACCTACTTTGGTTACCCGGTTGGTTCCGGGATGCTTACTTTTTACCACGCCAGCATGAGCGCGCCCAAGACGCCTAAGCGCTCGGGTCTGAAGGAGCATAGTAACATATTGGTGCACCAGTAAAGAAGTAGAGTGAGAAATCCTCGGCTCCGCATACATAGTCTAGAAATAAATCTGAACTGTTGTTCGCGTTGTCGTTATAGGATACTGCTGTTAACTTATGATACTGGACTCCAAATAACGTAGACGTTTGATTGACCTGCTTAGCTAGAAGAAACCTCTCCATTTGCTGATACGGCAGTTCATACTCGACTACGGGGTTCTGGGACGATGCCTGTGCATACAAACCATCCAGTCCGTGAGGGAAAAGTGCCAAATTGTCAGACGACACAAAATTTGCTGTGTCGGACAGTGTCAATGACTCTGTGTTCTCACCGTAGGAGGTAGTTGCGTCAGGTACGCGATCCACGAGCATGGAATGGTTGTTAAACCCGTTGACTTCAATCTGTGAATGTCGCAGGGTCTTATACCTAATTCCACCTCTTCTCCCTACATATGCTGGTGTAACCCAGTTCATCAGTGTCATCTTGCACCGATTATATGGGTTTCCTAGTTGATCAGAGTGGATACCGGAAGATCCAACGTATCCCCTATAGAAAGGGAAATCGCCGGATTGCCTTGTGAATACGAATTTTCCAGTGCTCGTGGCTCTAGCTGTGTATAAGGCATGAAAATTGTACCTCTTAAGCATCTGTCTGAAAGAGGTGATCTTCTCACCAAAACATATATCAGCTAGCCTGTCTGTGTCCGATATTTCGGCACCCAACTTGACATCTGCGGTTGTAGCCACAGGTCTAGAGGGTTCCGGAGTCTCATCCATGTCTGTTTGCATCTCACCTGACTGCTCATCGAGCAGTACAGGCGCAGGAGGCGCAAACCATGTATAATTCTCTATCGAACCACTGGTTGGATTAGCAACTTCAAAGTCATCACATGCGCTCACGAACACGTTAATCTCGATGTCGTTATTTACTGCCGAATTAGGGATCGTCAGTTCATTTACAACGTAAACAGCTATCACTCCGTTATTTTGGGAGGGATCTGCGTTGAGATTTACGGGGCTCGTGTTAAAAGGGAATGTGGTCACGCCAGGAGTTCCGTGTAACAAGTAGGGTCTTTGTGAACCCCACCCTATGTCTACGGTGATATCCTTGTTCGACGCGATGTCATAAACCTTCTGAAACGATGTGTTCCATTCCGCCTGTTCGGAGGAACGCGGATCGTAAACGATCTTAATACGTCCCTTATGATAGGTGGAGGAAACGACTTGGAATCGGTAACGCATGGACCCTCTCCAATGTTTAAAGGGAAGGGTAGCAAAGCAACAAGCAGGCATATGTAACTCGACATTTGAGTTCACAGTCTGCTGGTCCCATATCACTGGCGTCACCATTGCATTCCAAAGTAGTGCATCTGGATTCGTATCTACAGCCCAGGTAAACGAAGTTAAATAAGTTTCCCTGGTAGCTATTCCTTTAATTGTCATCTCGTCTGTGTCGCTGAGACCTGTAACCCGTGGGTCAATGGTTGTCTCTTGTTTCGCGTCCACTGATAACTTAGTGACAGAGTCGGGGACATTGGTATTAGACATGTTGCCAACATACGATGGTCTGTATGGCACAATGTCATTCAAGACAGCTGGCCTTGAATAACCAAAGGAAGTAGCTATGGCTGATGCAGCACTAGCCGCCATTTCCGTGGCTCGTGCATACATTCCGATAACTGGGGCGTTGGACAGTGCCCCTGCTGCTCGCGCCAAAATTGACGCTGGCCTTGATATTGGCCCGGTACCATATTCATCCTTGGACATGTTACCTGATTGCGGTGTGAGTTGAGTAGGATTGGACACAGTCGGGATACTCATCGTCATGTCAACTGCTTCAGCCAACACGGTGATAGTTACCGAATCTGTAGCTCCATTCGCATGCTTCAAATCATTGATCGCTTTCAGGTAGATGGTGCCCATCTCGCTCCACTCTGAGAAAGGGATTGAGAGGGCGTTTTCATACCAGAAGAAGGGTAACTCCATTTCTCCACCTTGTGATGTGGTGGGGTCAAGGTAGATGTGAGGTCGTTGTGACTCACCTATAATATCTATCTTGAAGAAGGCCCTATCTACTGAGAATCCATCTGGTCCATCAATAGGAAGGTAGGAGGCTATCAGTCTCCCATAATGGAACCCATTACCATTAATGAGAAATTTCAATCTTAACTTCGATCGTAATAGTGCATAGTTCGAGATCCTATTGATCACCCGGGGGTTGTCGAAAAACTCGCTCCACGGGTTGAACTTAACTTGGAAATTCGTGTCTGTAGTAGACCACTCATATTCCGCTATTTTTACCGGTCGTTGAAAGAAATCTCCTAAATTCTGGTCTGGGGCGTCAGCCACTCTGAATGACGGGTCTGGGTCGCTCAACATAGCGTAACCATATGACGGATTCTGGTCCAAGAACGTCACGGTTTGCTTTTTGGAGTTTCCCGAAGGCTCGTCAACAGAGAATGGTACATCGGCTGACTGGGGGTCTAACATAATAAAGTTGAATAGTACTTGCTTTTCTGTTGTGTTAGTAATCGGTTCGATGACTTGGGGTGCTGTTACGATTATGCAGCACCTTGCAACTGGCTTGTTTGCTGGCAAAGCATCCCCTAAATAGGGGTTGTGCACAAGGGCACGCCATCGATTGGAGCAAGCCTCTATACTCAAACACAAACGAGTCAACGTCTGAGTACATGGTAACCAATACTCCAAGTTCCTGTTTAACTTTCTTTCACCATCGGAAACACGGTTGCAGGACTCTTTTAACGTCACACCGGGACGGGGTCTCCACCTTACAGGTGGGTCGGGTGTGCGAACTGGGACATAGCCCCATAAGTCGCCACTAATTCGTAGTACTCCCCATACATTGCATATGTGCGAATGTGAGCGTTGGGTTGTAAGACCATCAGCATGTGAGCGTATCTCTGTAACTGCACTCGAGCTTTATACTCCAAATACTGGGTGTAATGGAATTTCAGCTCGAACAAGTAGATGTGTCTCACACCGTTCGCATGTCTCTCGAATATAGCGTCGATCTCACCAAAGGTGCTGTCGATGACCTGGATATTGAAACCTACCTTGCGCCAATTATGGGCTCTTGCGAGGTTAGTTATCAGTCTCTGTTGATCTTCTTCAGCAACTCCAATGGGGGCTCTCATGAGTTCCTCCGCATTCAACGGTAGATCTCCTGATTGCTCATCCAGTTTGTATCGATCCTTATGCTCCTGCATTGCTTCGTCATAAGGTACACTCAGTCTTTTGCACAAGTAGGAAATTTCAGTTCTCTTGGCAATCTCGTTCATCTGTTCTCGGCGTTTCTCATACTTTTCCTTTCCATGCAGGAACCACTCCCTCAAAGCACCGTCAATATTCTGGGCGGCTTGTTGCTCTGGGGTGCAGTCTGCGGATCTCTGGACAGCATGTAGAGATTTGAAGATAGAGTCTTCCGATAAGGCACCAGCATATAGGCCTGTTTCCTCGCAAAACACATTCTTTCTCTTCAGCAAATCTGCGTCATAATCAAGCATGTATTCTGTAGGTGTTGAGGTCTTGTCTGGCATCGTAAACTTCATGTCTCTCTCAGCTAGAAAAGCGGCAAGTGTGATATGATTGAATTCAGGAATCTCTTCAGAGACGGAGCCCTTAACATCGTCGCCATACGTGGACAACGCCACGACAGATCGAAATGGTTTGGGCTTCTTGACAATCTCGAAGTAAGCACATCGAATCAACAAAGAGTTCACAATGGAGTTAATGTAAACAGTC